CTCCAAGTGGTATTAAGGGAGATTTTAGGGGAAATATTTAGGGAGATTTTAGGGAGTTCACTAACGGTTGTTATATTTACTCGAAGGGATTGAACAGAGAAGACAATAAATGGTAGTCTTTGGCTTTAATTTTCCAGGAGGAACCAAAATGAAAAGTTTAATTTTTACTATTATGTTAGCTGCGTTTTCTATAGTTAACACGGGATGGGCAGACTTAGAAGAAGCCCCATGTCACAAAATTTCTAAGTATGTGGGAATAAGCGGGTCCGATATTGGACTAGTTGCTCCAACGGTAGGTATTAAGACTCAATGTAAAGATGTTATTTTAGATATCAATGCATCTTACATCTTAGTGAATGGGGCATGGGCAGACTGGCACTATGCAACATTAAGTGCATCGGCACTCTCTTCTTTTCTGAAAAATGATTTAGGAGAAGTTTATGGAGGCTTGGGACTTCAGGTAAGTGGACTCTTTAATCACCGACACTTAAATGAAAACTTTAGAAATTTGTATCCTGAATTCATAGCTGGGATCAAAAGGAATATTTCTGAAGCCCACTATATTTTCTTCCAAGTTAATGTTCACCCATGGGAAATCCCTCTTCATAGTCATTCTTCTGGAAAAAGAAGCGGCGCTGTGTTATTTAAAATGGGTATATCAATCTAGTCCTATTTCGCATTTTGACTTTGGCCCGCTATGAAATTTGAATGTCCTTCTTGTTTCCTCTTGTGGGCTGATAGTCGTTCTCCAAAAGATGAATACCATCAAATCTTATGTTCTTTCTGCGCTAAGCGTCATACAGAAATAGAACTTCTCAACTGGCAAATAGATCATATAGAAAACATCTCTTCAGAAAAACATCCGCGTGTGATAAGAAATTTATTTAGATACGTCACACAAGAAATGAGCATTCTGAAGGAGAAAGTTTATGAGCACGGCCTTTCCACAGAAAAAACGAAGGAAGAGGACACCCAGTAAAAAAAGATTTTTAGTTGAGGTTTCCTACTCCCCTGTCTACAAACTGACCAAATTTGAATCCGATGGGTGGGCAGATGCAGAGATGTATAAGCCCATTCCATATGACTTAGTCCTTTTAGAAACCAGCGAAGGAAATCTCAAGAGTGGCTGGTGGGCTGAATTTAATTGGGATGGTCGAAGAGTAGAGAGATCAGAAGTTATTGTTCGCTGGAAAAGACTAATGTATGACTGGGGGAACTAATGGAAAACAAAAAAACTGTAGGAGCCTATTCATATGAACTTCAGCAAAAAGATGAAAAGATTAATCCTATTGAGCTTCAGCAGGCTATGCATGAAGGTAATGAGTCAGACGATTCTTACGAAAATCAAGTGGGACTAGCGGTTAAGCGTGGAGAAGAACTTTATCAAGGGAACTTTTTCATAGTTGTTCTATTCAAGAAAGAGCGCCTGATGATGAATGTCGTTAGGCAATACTTTATGCCGCGTAAAACGTGCCCAAGACCTGAGTACGATCAAGTGGTATATAAATACAATAGAGGGGCAGCAGACCTTTCTTTTATTTGGGTGATACCAGACAAGCAGTCCTGTGAATCTATTCCAATGGACATTCTAAAGTACCCCAAAGAGCAAAAAGAGTTCCTCCACTATGTCATGGATTTCAACTCAGGGAAACTAGATAAGCTTTGCGATGAGATAAACATGAAAGAGGGAATTCTTTAATCTCCATAGAAATAAATCCCATTACATTTTATTTAAAAACTAACTCAGGAATCGTTTCCCACGTTACGGGGTGAGTTAAAATTTCAGGCGTAAACGCGCTTCGCCCTCGCAGAAAGGAGTTCTTATGGCAGTTGAAGCCCCGAATGTAAGTGAAGAAATTCACACTGAGGAAGTCGTTCACCCTCCGCAAAAGCAAGAGACACTAAGCCAAGAGCAACTAGAAAGCCCTAGTGGCATGCAAGAAGATAATAAAGATTATAACTTCAAGCAGCTACGTGAGGGTAAAAAACAACTTGAAGAAGAAGTGAAACAGCTAAGAGCTCAAATGGATTCATTTGCCGAAACTCAGGCTTCTTCTCCGCACCAAGACGAAGACTCTATGGAGATAGGAGATGACGACTTAGTAGAAGGACGTCACGTAAAAAAGCTTATGTCTCGTGTGGAAAAGATGCTTTATCAAAAAGAAGTTGAAGCAGTTCCAGAGCGCTTGAAGTCCCGTTTTAACGACTTCGACGATGTTGTAACAAAAGAAAACATAGAAAATTTAAAAAAAACTGAGCCTGAAATTTATCGATCCATTACTTCTGGAAAAGACATTTTTGCAAAGGGAGTCTCGGCTTATAAAACTTTAAAAGCCTTAGGGATATATAAACAACCCCAAGATTTCTCACAGCAAAAGCAGCAAGTCCAATCCAACCACAACAAACCTATGAGTGTGCAAGCTGTAAAAGGTCAAGGAGCTCTCCACGAAGCAAATGTTTTTGCTCAAGGACTTACTCCAGAACTTAAAAAGCAGCTACAAAGAGAAATGGTCGACGCAGCGAAGGCTCGGTAATAACCGAGGTACAACATGACTACCACTACGAGCGTCCTACCAGCTCCAGTGCAACAGGCTTTTAGCTATAAGTTGCTTAGTGTGCCAGTTCCTTATTTTATCCACAATATTCCAGCTATGCCTAAGCAGATGCCAAGGAATGGTGGTACAACACTAAGAATGCGCCGCTACAATCCTTTGAATACAGCAACAGTTCCACTAGGAAATACTGGTGTTACCCCTCCTCCTCAACAGTTGACTGCGGTTAACATTGATGCGGAAATGGATTTCTACGGAACATACATTATTCTTAACGAGCAAGTTACGCTTCAAAACCAAGATCCAGTTCTTAATGAAGCAGCTCAACGTCTTGGTGTTTCTCTTCGACAGACTGAAGATAACCTCACAAGAAACATGCTTGCATCCACAGCATCCTTCATTAACTGTGTAGGTGGAACAAATGGCGATAATCCAACTGAACTTACTCGGAGCGATATCGACGTTATTATCCGCACTCTTGCTGATAACAATGCTTACACAATTGCAGATAACATCGAAGGAGAAGATCGCTTTGGTACTGCTCCTGTTAGGGACGCTTATTTTGCTCTTGGTTCGACTCAGCTTATTGGCGATCTGGAACAAGTAAATGGATTTATCGCTAAATCACAATATCCAAATCAAGCTTCAACTTTAAGACCTGAATGGGGAGATGTTTCTAATTTAAGATTCCTTCTTTCTTCAATCGGATCTGTTACTACAGCTGGTTCAAACAACGGTAATGACGTTTATAACGTTTTCTGTGTTGGTATGGAAGCATATGCAGTAGTTGAGCAAGATGGATACAGTGCGCAGTTTATCTACCGTCCACCTATCTATGATGGACCTTTAGCCCTCAATGCTTCTGTTGGATATAAATTTGCACAAGTACCACGTATCACTAACGATGCATGGGTCCTTAATCTTAGAACAACATTAAGCGTTTAAGGAGACAAACAATGGCATCAACAATAATTCAATCAGGTAGCTTTACTTCTACAGGTGTATCTGTAGACCTCGATCTTCGTTCAGACGTTGATTGGGTAGAGGTAATTAACTACACACAGATGGCTACTCAGCAAACACCAGGTCGTGGTGTAAAGTTTGAGTGGTTAAGAGGAATGGCGACTGGTACTGGTGTAGAATTCACTAAGGCCGATGGAGCAGATACTCTACAAGGAGAAACTCTTGCTAGTGGTGGATTCACACTTCTAGATACTTCAAGTCAAGCTCCAGGAACTCTCAATGCAACCATCACAGCTATTTCAAATGCTGCTATTCCAGTTGTTACTAACTCTGGTACTAACGGATTAGCCCCTGGTGATGTCGTTAGAATTATCGACGTTACGAGGGCACAGCAGCTTGGTGGAATGGATTTTACTGTAGGTAATAGTACCTTAAGTACAACTACATTCAGCCTAGATTACATGGCTCAAATCGTTGCAGGAACTTCTGGTTCATGGAGAAAAATTGACTTTGATGCTGAGTTTTATCCAAGACGACGATTCATCACAGCGATTACACAAGCAACAAGTGCAGTCATCACAATGTCTGTGACTCACGGTTTAACCGCGGGACAGTCTATTAGACTTAATGTTCCATCGGCTTTTGGTATGACTGAAATGGATGGTCTTCTCGCAAATATTACTGCGGTGAGCACTGCTAATAACACTGTAACAGTTGATGTCGATTCTTCAGCATTTACTGCTTTCTCTTTCCCACTAACCGCTGGCGTACCATTTACGCAAGCACAAGTTATTCCGGTTGGAGAAACAGCTAATGGTACTTATGCAAATACTCTTGATGATGCGACTGATAACCAGTCTCTCATCGGTATGCGTCTAAGTTCAGGAATTGATGGACCTGCTGGTTCTTCTGGAGATGTTATTTATTGGAAAGCCGGTAAATCTACTCTAGTTAGCTAAAAAAAAAGGGGAGGATTACACCTCCCCTATAGGGGAGAAATACATTCTCCCCTTAAATTAACTCCAAACGTCACATAAGGAGAATTTATGAGCACCACTACTTTAAAAAAACCTAGAAATGTTCGCAAGACTTCTGATGAAGAAATGCGAAATATGATGAAAGCCGATCACAAAATTGTGAAAGGAATTTTTCGTTGTTATGAGCCACGCGGTGGTTCAATGACATTTAGTTTCCGAAAATATAAGGGAGACAATGTCCTTAAATATACTTTGGTAGATGGAGACATCTATGAACTTCCTCTAATGGTAGCAAAGCATCTCAACCAAAACTGTTGGTGGCCCCAGCATTCTCATGTTTTAGATGCTAATGGTCATCCTTCTGTTGATGTTGGTAAAAAAGTCCAACGTTGCACATTTGATAGTTTAGAATTCCAAGATATCGCTGAAGAGGAAGATGAGCACGCTAGCAACAATAAGGACTAAAGTAAGGCGGCTAACTGGCCGTCCTTCTCCACAACAAATTACAGATCCGCAGATCGATGAGTATGTGAATACTTTTTATCAATACGATTTCCCTGAGCATCTGCGTGTTTTTTCTAATACTTCTACATTCAAGTTTATGACAGAAGCGAATGTAGCTGAATATGACCTGAGAACAATGCAAGTAGCCTTTGATGGAGGAACAGAAACAGCTGTAAATATTTATTACAACTTGCAGCCTCCAGCTTATGTCGCGGGTTATCAAAGCTTTTATTCCCAGTCTCGCCAGCAGTTTCTGACTATCTATCCTGAACTCGGAGATATTACTTCAGCTGTAACTGGAGATGGTACTCCCGGACCTTATAATTTTACGCTTCCAAATGTTCCAGTTCTTCAGAACTCTATTTCGGTTGGAGTAATTGACAGCACCGGAGCGACGGTAAAGGTTGTGGATACTCCCGTTAATCGCACCACCGGTAATTGGCAGATCAGTTTACTGCAAACTGCTGTCACCGGAAGCATTAATTACGTAACAGGCGTTGGAACGATTACTTTTTCAAATAACATCCCAAGTGGAAATGAAATCACCATTGTATTCACTCCATATGCCGCTAACAG